GCACGAAGATGTCAATCCAGAATATTTGTTTACGATCATAGAGCGCGCCTATCCGAGGTTCAAGGCGAAGTACATGACTACCATCAATATGCAATTTGGACAACTCAAATTCTTGATGGTTGATTATCACCCTGACAGACAGGCGCAGGAGTATGTTGCCAATATGGTCAGGCAGGTATTCAGGCTCGAAGAACAGGAGCGAAAAATTATAGAAGAATTAAAGGAACAGAAACGTTTTTATTTAGGAACGATGTTTGTGTAAGGAGATGCAGTATGGCCGATAGCATTACAGGACTGACCCTTAGCCAGGTCGAAGATGCCATCAACGCGATCCTGGAGGGCGGACAAAGCTATAAGATCGGCACCAGGTCACTTACCCGTGCGGACTTGAAGGAGCTTGTCAGCCTCAGAAATCAGCTTGTAACTGAGCAGGGCAGCGGCATAAAATGGAACAAACAGAAATTGAATAGCACTTTCACCGCCTCCGCCATGAAGCGTGGACTGATCAAGATCAGCACCTGCATGCCTGAGTGGAGAAGAGAGGTCGAAGGATACGTATGGGATGAGAGAGTAGAAGAGGACAAACCAGTCAAGGAGAATGACCACCTAATGGATGCGACTAGATACTTCGTTAAAACCAAGAAGATATGCAAGATTAGGAGGAGTTTATGATCACCTATCAGGATTTCGAAAAAGTAAAGGACAGGGGTGAAGAGGAGCGGATGTCCTTCGTCCAGTCTGTGATCAACAACCACAAGAACAGCGACCAGTACAAGATGGCGTACATCGCAAACCAGTACAACAAGCACCTGAATGTGACGATTGGGGAGTACCAGAAGCTCTTATATACAGTCACGGGCAAGGCAGTACCAGATAACTACTCAGCCAACTTCAAGATGGCATGCCGCCACTTCCACAGGTTCATTACTCAGGAGAACCAGTTCCTGCTGGGTAACGGCGTAACGTGGGGTAAAGAGGACACGGATGAGAAGCTCGGTACCAATAGGTATGCATTCGATAATCAGCTTCAGGATGCGGGGATCAAAGCCCTGTGGGGTGGGTGCTCCTTCGGCTTCTGGAATCTGGACCACGTGGAGGTGTTCAGCATCCTTGAGTTCGCTCCCCTTTATGATGAGGAGGACGGGTCCATCAAGGCAGGTGTCAGGTTCTGGCAGATCGACAGTAACAAGCCGCTGAGGGCTACACTGTACGAACTGGATGGGTACACCGAGTACATCTGGAAGGACGGGGATGCAGATGTCCTGTCCGAGAAGCGGGCGTACATTTTGAATGTGCGGGAGTCCGAAGCCGATGGGGTGGAGGTCTACGATGGTGAAAACTACCCGACCTTCCCGATCGTTCCACTGTGGGCGAACTCCGAGCACCAGTCCGAACTTGTAGGACTTAGGGAGCAGATCGACTGCTACGACCTAATCAAGTCAGGGTTTGCAAATACGGTGGACGAGAGCTCTCTGATCTACTGGACTATCCAGAATGCTGGAGGCATGGACGATGTTGACTTAGCCCAGTTTGTTGAGCGTATTCGTACAGTTCATGCCGCCGTAGTTGAGGACGAGGGAGCCAAGGCAGAGAGCCACACGATCGAGGCACCATACGAAAGCAGGGAAGCTCTGCTGGACCGGCTGGACAAGGACCTGTACCGGGATGCCATGGCACTGAACACGGACAACATCGCCTCGGGTGCAGTGACCGCCACACAGATTGAGGCGGCATACGAACCGCTGAACAGTAAATGTGATGACTACGAATACTGCGTGATGGATTTCATCAACCGAATCATGCTTCTTGCTGGTGTAGAGGATAAAGTTACATTTACACGTTCTAAAATTGTGAATGTATCCGAGAACATCCAGACCCTTCTGCAGTCAGCACAATATCTTACGCCAGACTATGTAACAAAGAAGATCCTCGCATGGTTCGGAGATTCGGACCTGACTGAGGACATGTTGGCACAGATAGCGGCAGATGACCTCGGAAGGTTCTCCTTTGGCTCGGGAGACACTGGAGAAGGTGAGGAGGGGCAAGAGCCCGTTTAAGCCGCTCTGAGCCAAGGAAGAGGCAAGGAGACACCACGGAGACATATGAGGAGGTGGGAGCACATTGGACGCAGGACAGAAGCAGACGGACAAGCTACTGAAGGATATGAGTGAGGAGCTTGACAAAATCTACGCCCAAGCATTAAAGGAAATTCAGGCGAAGCTGGATGACTACATGCGGAGGTTCAAGATCAAGGATGAGATCAAACGCAAAGCCCTGAAGCAGGGAAAGATCACCGAGGCTGAATACAAGCAGTGGAGGCTGGGGCAGATCATGATCGGCAAGAGATGGGAGGAGATGGAAACCGTCCTCGCCACGGACCTGACCAATGCAAACAGGATCGCCGCATCGATGATCAACGACCACATCCCAGATGCTTACGCCATAGGCAGTAACTACGCCGCATTCGAGGTGGAGGCTGGATCCATGCTGAATACTTCATTCACGCTATACGACAGGCACACAGTCGAGCGGCTGGTGAAAGAAAACCCGAAGCTCCTCCCGAAGGCTCGGGTGAACATACCGAAGGACCTGAGGTGGAACAAGCAGAAGCTGAACTCAGCAATCACGCAGGGAGTTCTGCAGGGCGAGAACCTCGACAAGGTAAGCAGGAGACTGCAGTACGTCACAGACATGAACAGGCACTCAGCAGTCAGAAACGCTCGCACTATGATGACCTCAGCCGAGAACGGAGGAAGATTCAACAGTTACCTCCGTGCTGAGGATCTGGGTATTAGTATGGAGAAGCAGTGGATGGCTACCCTCGATGGCAGGACCCGTCACTCCCATGCCGCTCAGGACGGGGAGCACGTTCCGATCAGGGAGGAGTTTTCAAACGGACTGATGTTTCCTGCGGATCCTGACGGGGATCCGAGAGAGATATATAACTGTTTTGTGGGCGATACACTTGTAGCAACTGACAGTGATATTGTCAGAAGCTACAAGCATGAATACAAAGGCGAGTTAGTCACAATCGAAACTGCCGCTGGCGTAAAGTTCACCTGTACCCTTAACCACCCAATACTTACTCCGAGCGGGTGGGTTAGAGCGAATAGACTCAACAAGGGAGACGACATATGTGTAACATTCGTTGGAGACCATCATCTTCCGAGGCGGTATCCAAACGTAAATCATATTCATTCCCGCATTGACGCACTTCATGAGTTTGCCAATAAATTTGGACGTGAGCGGGTTAGCGGACTGCGTGTGAATTTCCACGGCGACGTTCCCGCAACCGATGTCGAGGTTATAACTCATAAAGGGCTGCTGAGGGATAACAGGAATGCCGGCGAGTTTGAGGAAAAGCGTAAACTGGGATTCAAATTTTCCAATTCGACGTTGTTCAGCCACGGCACGCTTATGAAGCATCTCAGAAGAGTTGGCACGTCCGCGTTTTGCTTCGTTTGCGGCGCTTGCGAGGCGCTTTCGTTCTTCTTGAGAGGTCTGCGCCATTCTGAGATACATAGACTCAGACCTATTGCGCTGTTGGATGCCAGCGGCATGAAGCCGATGAAGAATAACTTGTCTGGATACGCCGAATTCTTCCGCAAGAGACTTCACGGAGCGTCCACTGTTGTATTTGCGGACAATATCATCAGCGTCAACTATAGTACGGATTGTACCCATGTGTATAACCTCCAATCTGATAGTGGGTATTATTTTGTCAACTCAATTATATCAAAGAATGGCGGAATGTACAACGGCATTGGCGCTATTGTCCATAACTGCAGGTGCACCATGGTAGCAGTAGTAGGAGAAACTGATCCAACGGTCAATCCGGGTGAGGTGTACAGGGACTCTAGGCTGGAGGACATCGATTATGAGGACTGGCTGGAGGAACATATGGAGGAGATGTAATGGACATGAAATTTAAGATGGAGAACGACTTCTCTGCTATGATAGAGGAAGCCGCATTCAGCCAGATTGAGAGAGCACTGGAGCATGTTGGACTCCTGATGGAGAGAAATGCGAAACTGGCGTGTCCTGTCGATACTGGCAGACTGAGGAACTCGATCTCGCATACTTATGACAAGAACACTGCGTACGTGGGGACAAATGTGGAGTATGCACCATATGTCGAGATGGGGACCAAAAATACGAAAGCTCAGCCATACCTGAAGCCCGCAATAGCGGATCACATCAGGGAGTACAAGAACACGATCGAGCAGGAGCTCAAGTAAGGGGTGTTGCATGTTGTATTGCATGTTGTATTACGTGTTGTGTTGCATGTTGTATTGTATGAATGCAACACGATACTTCCGAAATATGAAAAACATGTTTTTCAAGCGGTTTCACGGTATGTTGTATTGTTGTAATTGACAATACAACACCGTGTTGCATTGTTAAGAGGCCCGGGATGTGGTATAATATAGTTAGAGAATTGTGAACGCAACAGAAATGCGCTGAGAGAAAGGAACAATTATCATGGCACTTACAAAGGCAAAAGTTAAGGAGATCTTGTCTAAGGCAGGGGTAGAAGCCGAGAACATGGATGCGGCAGTCGATTCGATTCTGAATGGACACATCGCCTCCATTGATGCGCTGAGAGAAGAGCGTGACGGCTATAAGAAAGATGCTGAGCGGCTTCCTGGTGTCCAGAAAGAATTGGACGATCTGAAGAAGGCTGGAGAGGGCAGGGACGATCTGCAGAAGAAGTACGATGACCTGAAGAAGGAGTACGACGACTACAAATCGGAGCAGTCAGCAAAGGCAGAAAGAGCGGCAAAGGATAAGGCATACAGAGCTATGCTGAAGGAGATCGGAGTTTCAGAGAAGAGACTCGACTCCATCATGAAGGTAACGGACCTGTCCGACATTAAGCTGGACAAGAACGGAGCCATTGAGGGACTGGAGGACCTGAAGGAATCCACCAAGACCGAATGGGCCGACTTCATTACTACCGAAGTAAAGCAGGGAGCAGGAACCTCTACCCCACCTGCTGGAAAGACGGATCCACCGAGGAGTAAGAGCCGGGCCGCAGAGATTGAGGCTAGATATCACAACGACCTTTATGGCGAGGTCAAATCTAATGAGTAAGTAAGAACGGAGGAAACTGATGTCTTTTATTTACGAACCTGACAGGGGTACAAAGTACGAGGCGGGCTATTTCCTCGCTGAGGACGAACCTGTAACCCGTGAGACCAGAACGATCCTGCAGGCGGGAGCTACTACTGCCGCTAACGGATCTAAATATGTGAAGGCTGGTACGCCATTCCCTGCAAACGGAGCAACTGCAATCGGATTCGTGTATGAGGATGTGGATGTGACTAGTGGAGACATGGCGGGATCAGTCGTAACAAAGGGAGTAGTCTACGAGGATAGACTTCCTGTAGAACTCGCAGAAGCCGCCAAGACTGCACTCAAGGAACTTGGCTTCAAGTTTATTGCAACATCACCTACGGTAAATAGACCGTACTAAGGAGGAATAAAATGCCTATTAGATGGGAAAATAACGTGCTGGGCTTCGTTCCGAACGAAGACTGGCTGAATGTAGGCTTCTCCGTAACCAGACCGAACGATCCGATCGATACGCTGTTTGGCGATGAGAAGACAGATAATCTGGTGGCAAGATGGGAATCCATCGCCAGCCAGTACCAGATTCCGATGATGGCTCAGTTCCACGGATTTGATACTGAGTCTCAGAAGACCTTCAGAGTTCCGATCGATCACCACAACATCGAGAAGGGGCTGATCAAGGTTAAGCTGAACCAGTCTGAGAGACTGCGCACCCTGATGCGTACAGGAGTACAGGGAGATGCCGCACTCTATGACTACGTTATGAATGATGGTGTTAGACTGGCAGATCAGGTGTTCACCAGATCTAAGGTTGCTAAAAATGAACTCATGGCAACCGGTAAGATCACGATCAAGGAGAACAACCTCGATCTGACAGTGGATTACGGTGTTCCGCAGGGACAGACCTCTCTGACCCTTGACTTCGGAGATGGGGCCGCAAAGGACATTCCTGCACAGCTTCAGGACCTTATTGATGCGGCACTGGCAGTCGGTATCACAATCACTGGCATGTACTGCGGTAAGGCAGTTCTGACCAAGCTGAGATCTAATGCGGCAATCCAGAAGGCAGTGAACGGCACCGTTGGAGCGGGAGCTCTCCTGAGCAATGTCGCACTGCAGGGTTACCTGAGTGATGAGTTCGGCATCAATCAGATTCTGACCAACGACCTGACTTATGGCGCATCTGCAACATTCGGTGAGGACGGTAGACCTGTTATTACCACAAAGAGATACTACCCTGCCAATAAGGTTACGTTCTTCGGTACGATGAATGGAGCGAGACTTGGTACCGGCATTTGGGGCAATCCGCCTGAAGTTGATGCTGGCAGATTCTATGATGTCAGCACTGAGGGATCCGTTTCTCCGTATGTATACGTAATGCAGTGGATGGAGACAGATCCTGCGGTCCTCTGGACCAAAGCATCTGGTCTGTTCATGCCTGTACTGTTCAACCCGAACAGTCTGTTTATCGCTACAGTAACTGAGACTGCAGGAGCTTAATGCTTGAGAGTGACGTGATTCTGTGCGGTGGTCAGTTTGAGGAGGTTTGAGTTTGAAGTATGAGGTTGTAAAGACCTTCGCCGATCTTCAGGACGGCAGATATCTGTACAATGTGGGGGACACCTTCCCCCACGAGGGTGCAGAGGTCTCCGAGGATCGACTGAAGGAGCTCAGCGGATCCAGCAACAAACTGGGTACCCCGCTGATCAAGGAAGTAAAACCAAAGAGTAAGACTACCAAGAAAAAGAAGGTGGAGGAAGATGCTGACTGAACTGTGCAACGAACTAAATAACTGGTTCGACAGATCAAGGCACTTCGGTACATTCACCATCAAGGATGGGCAGATAAATGTATCAGACCTTGTATCTGATGGCTCATTGCAGGACGGACAGTATTTCCGCATCATTGGTAGCGTGTTCAATGATGGCGTGTACAAGTATCCCGCTGTGAATCTGGAAGACGAGGAGTTTGAAGGGGCAGTGTGGGCAATGGCTGTGCCTCCTTCGGTCGTTGCCCTTGCCAAAGAGATCGAGGACTGGCAGAACAAGTACGGAGGCATTGATAGTCAGGCGATGTCACCGTTTCAGTCCGAATCCTTTGGAGGGTATAGTTATACTAAGAAGAGTGGATCAAGCTCTAACAGCGGGGCCAATACGAAGCTGGGAACTTGGCAGGGTGTATTCGCCGCCAAGCTGAACAGATACAGGAGGTTGAGACCATGAGTTTACTGACTGAACAAATGGAAAATTGTGTGATGCTTGATAAGACCACCGTGCCTGATGGGTATGGTGGTTATCGAGCTAAATACGTTGACGGAGCTGAGTTTTCTGCAGCGATCACTTTCGACACATCGATTGAAGCGAGAACCGCAGAACAGCAAGGTGTTACCAGTATGTACACGGTGACCACAGGCAAGGAACTGACGCTTGAATATCACGATGTTTTCCGCAGAGTGAGAGACGGAAAGATATTCAGAGTCACTTCTGATGGCGATGACAAGTTCACGCCAGCCAGTGCGAGCCTTAATATGCGTCAATGTACAGCAGAAGAATGGGAGTTACCGAACAATGGATAAAGCACAAGCTATACAAGCATTTTGGGAGTCCTTCGGGGTACCAGCATATGAGGAATCAACGGTCCCAGATGATGCTGTCATGCCGTATATAACCTACTCGATGGTTGCGGACAGTATTGGTCACCCAATACCAATGACAGGATCCATCTGGGACAAGACATATTCATGGACTGGGCTCTCTCAGATTGCGGACCAGATCTCGGATGAACTGGTACAAGTAAAATCGATCCCTCTCGATGTGGGGTTTATCTACATAACACGAGGGACCACCTTCGCTCAGCGGATGGTGGATGAGGATGACACAATACGAAGGATCTACATCAATCTAATGGTGGAGTATTTAACTCCATAGAAAGGAAAAAGTCATGGCAGGAACATTTACAGTAATCCCGCAGAGCACATTCGAAGAGATGCAACTCGATGCAGGTGTTCTGCTGTACAATTTTGACCCCGCACATCCTGCGGCTCCTGCAGACAAGGACATCATCTGTGCAACGACAGGTGGTATCACTGCAAACTGCAAAGCCAACTATTCGGATATGGGCGAAGACGTAGACAACTGTCCTAATAACGTTAAGGAGCTCAAGCACCTTGATGGTTGGGACTGCACGATGGAGTTCACCAGTCTGGGCACATCCCCGAAGTCAATCGTTCTGGCACTCGGAGCGGCTGATGCTGAGAAGACTGGAGAAGGAGGTAGCGAGAAGTATACTGGCAAGGTTACCCCAAGAAGGGACCTCAGTCAGGATGACTTCTCGGATATTTGGTGGGTAGGCGACAGAGCGGATGGGGGTCTTGTAGCAATTCAGCTTCTGAATGCGCTGTCCACTGAGGGATTCTCCTTGCAGACCACCAAAGCAGGTAAGGGTCAGATCGGCGTGACACTGACTGGTCATGTCTCGATAGAAGATCAGAACACTGTACCTATGGTATTCTATAGCCTTCCGCCCTCTGCGTAGGTCGGTAAATATAAGGAGGTAAGATAATGAAGACCTTGGCTAATTGCACACCTAAGGAGTTTTTTGTTCAGACCACAAAGATCAGGAAGTCTGTTGAGAAATGGCTGAAGGACACCAATATCCTCGGTATCAGAGCGAGAAAACCCGACTTCGCTCCAGAAGTGAAGGAGGGGATGACCAAAGAGGAACTGGCTGAAGCCATTACAAAGAGAAAGGAAGCTTTCGCAGAACAGGCGAAGAAGAATGCATTCGACATGATCGAGGCGGCAATGGAGAAGCATCCTGATGAGACCATCGAAATTATGGCACTCGTCTGCTTTATTGAACCGAGCAAGGCGAACGATTATCCAATGTCTGAGTACCTTGCCAACATCACTGAGATCCTCAACGATAAGGCAGTGCTGGATTTTTTTACATCCTTAGCGTCATTGGGAGTGATCAGTACCTCTGGTATTGCGGAGGAGTAAAGCTGGACGTTCTGGACCTGCTGGGTAGACAGTATCTGATGGACTACTGCGTAATCAGGTGGGCGAAGGATCAGGAGGAGAAGCTGTTTAAGATCTACGTTACCGATGGGCTGAAGAACATCAACGAACCGATCGCCAACTTCTTCGGAGGGATGGTCTTCAAGGAACGTTACTACGATATGACGAACAGGAAGGGGATAGAGGATCCAAAGGAAACTGCTGAGGAGATCAAAAACAGGATAGTTAGTAAGTTGGCCGCACTGGAAGGGTAAGCATGAATGTATTTGAACTGGTAGCGTCATTAACGCTGGACACAAAAGAATACGAGCGAGGACTGAAGGGTGCCAAGGGTATGGCGACTGGTACCTCGCAGGATATTACCAAGTCAGTGGCTAACATGAAAAAGGGAGCACTGGTAGCTACTGGTGCTATTGCCGCAGGGCTTACTGCTTTCGGCGTTTCGTCCATGAAGGCGGGCATGGAGTTCGATACCAGCATGTCGCAGGTAGCGGCTACTATGGGCAAGACCAATGCTGAGCTACAGCAGGAAGTGGGAGAGGTGGACCTCGCTTGGGGGCATTTCTCAGGTAACTTGCGGGAGTACGCACAGGAGATGGGTAAACACACTGCCTTCTCCGCAACAGAAGCGGCAGATGCTCTCAACTATATGGCACTGGCTGGATACGACACGCAAAAGAGTATGCAGATGCTCCCGAACGTGCTGAATCTGGCGGCGGCAGGAAGTATGGATCTGGCAACCGCATCCGACATGGTAACGGATGCAAGTTCGGCTCTGGGTTTGTCTACCGAGGAGACCACTGCACTGGTCGACAAGATGGCAATGGCAAGTACAAAGTCGAACACCTCAGTATCGCAGTTGGGAGAGGCTTACCTCACTGTTGGTGGTACAGCCAAGCAGTTGAAGGGCGGGACCACCGAACTTTCTACTGCGCTGGGTATCCTGGCCGATAATGGTATTAAAGGATCCGAGGGTGGTACCATCCTGCGTAATGCGATCACATCCCTGACCGCACCGACCGGTAAAGCACAGAAGGAACTCGATGCACTCGGGGTCAGTGTGTTTGATTCCGAGGGTAACATGAGGTCCATGAATGACATCATGATGGACCTAAGTGCAAGCATGGCAGACATGACTGGTGAAGAACGAGCGGAGGCCATGTCGAAGATCTTCAACAAGCGAGACCTCAAGGGTATTGAGGCTCTGCTGGCTGGAGCAGGTGACAGATGGAACGAACTCAGTGGTTATATTGATAAAGCGCAGGGGTCTGCACAGAAAATGGCGGACACTCAATTGGACAACCTGCAGGGAGATATCACCCTGCTGAAGTCTGCATGGGAGGGTCTGCAGATCAGCGTATCCGACAAAGCAACTCCAGCACTGAGAGGTCTGGTACAGGCACTGACATGGGCAATCGACCATGCAAGTACCCTCGGACCGATCATCCTTGGAGTGGCTACCGCATTCAGCGTGTTTGCAATAGCGATTAACATAGGAAGTATCATCGGGACAGTTACTACTGCTATGGCGGCACTGAATGCAGTGCTGGCGGCGAACCCAATAGGTGTCGTGATCGCCCTGATCGCAGGTCTCGTGGTGGCGTTTACCGCCCTGTGGAAGAACAACGAAACGTTCCGAAACAAGGTAATTGAGATCTGGAATACCGTGAAGGACACGTTCATTACGGTATTTACTGCGATCAAGTCGGCGGCATCCACGATCTGGAGTGGAATCAAGGACAACATAATAAAACCGATAAAGAATGCCTACACCACTGTGGTGTCAACCCTGACCAGTATGCGGGAAAAGGCATCCAGTATCTGGGGTGGTGTAAAATCGGTAGCGACCCAAGCGTGGACCGCAGTGAAGAACGCTGTGCTGTCTCCTATACGGAGTGTACAGTCTATGGCATCTTCGATCTGGAATAGGATGAAGAGCTCAGCCTCCTCTGCTTTTAATTCGATCAGGTCCACCGCCACCAGTGTGTGGAACGGAATCAAAAATGCGATCACCCGACCGATTGAATCCGCTAAAAACACAGTCAGCGGGATCATGAAGAAGATTAAGGGCATCTTCCCTCTGCATATCGGCAGGATCTTCAGCGGGCTGAGTCTTCCGCATATCTCTGTATCAGGTGGTAAGGCTCCGTTCGGAATCGGTGGCAAAGGTTCGCTTCCGCATTTCAGCGTGTCGTGGTACAGGAAAGCTGAAGACCAGCCATACATGTTCACTGGAGCCACATTGTTCGGTGCTGGTGAGGGTGCGCAGGACGAGATGCTGTACGGAAAAAACAGCCTAATGAAGGATATCTCTACTGCGGTGGAAGGATCTTCGACTGGAGGACAGCAGGTGGTGATCACGAACTACATTACTGTTGACGGAGCCGAGAATCCTGAGCAGTTCGCAGAGAGATTTGCACGTAAACTTAAGTTAGACATGAGGATGGTGTAGTATGGCAACAAAGAAAGTAACAACTAAAAAGCCTACTGGACTTACCATCACGAGAAATGGGCAGTGGTTTACGGTCAAGTGGAAGATCGGAGACAAGGACTATGGGGACGGACAGCAGATGCAGTACCACCTCAGCAGTCAAAAGAAGGGTGTGTGGACCACTGTCAGCGGGATTGGTAAGAAGACCACATCCAAATCAATCAAGATAGAAAATGCCGACTACTACCCGAACAAATCAACCAAGCTGACCAAGATCACGTTCAGGATTCGTGGTAACAGGGAGGAGTATTCAACAGGTAGCGGTAGCGGTAAGAAGAAATACTCCTGCACATGGTCCGACTGGGCATCGAAGGAAATTGAGCTCACTGAGCCCCCGAAGCCCTCGATCTCTGCCGCACTGGATGAGGAGCTCACAAATGTATGCAGGTTCTCATGGAGTGTGAATGCCAGCGATGATAACAAGAGACCGTATTCCAGCGTGGAGTGGCAGACGATCCTGTCTCCGCAGGGATCCACCGAGACCGATGGATCCAAGCTTAAATGGGGTAGTGGTCAGTCTGGGTGGAACACTGGGACCAGCACTAAGACCAGTGGAACAATCACCAGAACCGAGGATACCGCAACCTTGACCAATGGATCCTACACCAGATGGGTGAGGGTTAGGGCGAGAGGTATAGCGGGAGCATCCGACTGGGCATACTCGAAGCATGTGTACGCTATGTCGTTCAAACCACAGACCATCTCGGTTGAGGCTGAGGAGAATGCAGTGGGAGGGTTTTCCTGTAGAGTAGAATGGAACGCAGGGTCCTCTGCCGCAAATCCGATCGACAAGACCACTGTACAGTACGCAATAGTGGAGCCTGAGGAAGGGCTTACCTGTCCAAGCGGAGCAAGCTGGACGGATGCCAACATCTCGAAGGATACTGGCAGTAATGATGCCGCACGGTTCTCGATAGACGATACCCTGTCTCGGGACCAGTGTCTGTTCGTGAGAGTAAATACTCAGCACGACTCACACATAACATACGGCACACCCACATTGGCGAGTGTAGGGTACCTGAAGGATCCGACTGGTTTAAGCGTTGAGACCGACAACACGACCTATCGAGCCACGATCACTGCGACTAATACATCGAACGTAGAAGATTCGTTTCTTGTGGTAATCTACCAGACAGCATCTGATCCTGAGGGAGCGTTCCCTGTCGGAATCATCCCACATGGAGCACAGAGCGTAACGGTCCAGTGTCCTAGCTGGTCAGAGGAGACTGCAGTCTCGTTCGGCGTGTATGCGGCAGTTGGAAATTACCAGAGGCAGGATCGAGCAGACGGTGTGTCGATGTATAGCGTAAACACCCGAATGAAATCTCTGAACATGGTATGGGATGGCGGATCAGTGCCGACTGCCCCAGCCAACGTAGCAGTAACACAGACCTCCATTAAGGGTACTGTGCAGATCACGTGGGACTGGACATGGGGAGATGCCAACAGTGCTGAGATCTCGTGGTCTGATCACGAGGATGCATGGGAGAGCACGGACGAGCCTGAGACCTTCAGGATCAGCCAGCTACATACCGCCAGATGGAGTATATCGGGACTGGAAACTGGCATCACGTGGTACATGAGGGTGAGACTGGTCAACGAGACTGCAAATGTGATCACCAACGGACCTTGGTCCGATCTGGTGTCAATAAACCTGTCCTCGGCACCAACTACTCCGACCCTGTACCTGTCGAGGGGAGTAATTCCTCGGGATGGTAGCGTGACTGCATCTTGGGCGTACTCCACCACGGACGGTACAGCACAGGCGTATGCCGAAATATGCGAGGCAACGATCGACTCCAGCGGTATATCGTACGGGGAGGTAATCGTCCACACAACCACAGCACAGCAGACAGTAATCAATGCTGAGGATGTCGGCTGGCAGTCGGGTGAGACACACCACCTCTGCGTCAGGGTAACCTCTGCATCGGGCCATGTATCTGACACGTGGAGTGATCCAGTCGCAGTCGTGATTGCGGATCCTCTCGAAGCACACATAACAAACACCACACTGCAGAACGTGGTAGTGGTGGACGATGCAGACGAGGGAACACAGCACACTGCATGGGTACTGACATCTATGCCGCTTCGGGTTACGGTATCTGGGGCGGGGAATGGAGGAGCAACAACCCTTGCGATTGAGAGAGCGGATGACTATTACATGGATCGGCCTGATGGTAGACATGTGGACGGATACCAGGGCGAAACCGTGTTCCTGTTCTCCCAGATCGGTGAGGACGAGATCACGGTGGACGTAGGGTCTCTCATTGGAGCACTGGATGACGGAGCACCTTATAGATTGGTGGCTACAGTTCAGGACGGGCTGGGTCAGTTCGCATCCGGTACGCTCGATTTCGAGGTCCATTGGTCGCATCAGGCTATAATGCCTGGGGCTACAGTCGAGGTGGATGAGGAGAACTACGTGGCTAAGATCACTCCGATCGCTCCTGAGGGAGTTGGAGCTGAAGATACTTGCGACATTTACAGACTGTCCGCAGACAGACCCGAGCTCATCGTACAGGACGGAACGTTTGGTCACACCTATGTAGACCCGTACCCGGCCATTGGTGAGTTCGGCGGTCACAGGGTGGTCTTCAAGACAGCAAACGGAGACTACATCACTGAGGACAACCAGCCGGCATGGGTGGACCTTGGCGAGGACGAAGGGGATACACTCGATACAGAGTACAACATTATTGACTTCGATGGGAATCAGGTCCTGCTCTACTACAACGTGGACCTGTCCTCTCAGTGGAACAAGGACTTCAATGAGACTCAATATCTCGGTGGGTCTGTTCAGGGAGATTGGAATCCAGCGATCGGCAGAACTGGATCTATATCTGCTACCATGATCACACTAACCGATCAGGAGATGATCAGGAAGATGCGGGAACTGGCGGTCTATGCTGGGGTGTGTCACGTGAGAACGAGGGACGGGTCCAGCTACGAAGCAGATATACAGGTTTCTGATAATCGGGATCACGAGGACTATGACAAGATAGCAACATTCGCACTAACCATAACTCGGGTGGACCCTGAGGGATTCGAGGGTATCCCGATCGAGATGTGGCAAGCTGGGCAGGAGGAATAGTAATGGACTGGTCAAAGGGCTTTAGCGCTACGTACTATATGAGCATCGTTGACCCGGTTACTTGGAGAGACGTTGACAGAATAGAGATTAAGGGCGGCGAGATCAGCAGATCCGAATCCGAGCTCGTGGAGTCCGCAGACGTGGATTGCGTCAGATACGACCAGAGCTCGGAGAGGTACGTGAGGATCTGGTTAAACACGAAGCAGGAGGGGGGAAGATCCTCCCATACTGCCTTGTTTACTGGTTTAGCTACCTCCCCGAACAGGGACATAAACGGGACTCTGGTCGCAAATAAGGTGCAATGCTTCTCGGTGCTGAAACCAGCAAAGGATGTGCTCCTCCAGCGAGGGTGGTATGCCCCCGCAGGAATGGGTGGAGCATTTATCGTGAAGGATTTGTTGTCGATCATTCCTGCTCCAGTCAAGATCGAGGGTAGTGCCCCAAATCTGGCTCAGGCTGTAATTGCCGAGAAGGGTGAGAGCCATCTGTCCATGGCGTGGAAGGTCTTGAATGCTATCAACTGGAGGATTAGGATCGAGGGTGATGGGACAGTGGTCTTGTGTTCCCAAGCGGACAGTGTGTCTGCGATCTTTGATCCACTAAGCAACGATGTAATCGAGCCACAGATCACAGTGGAGTATGACTGGTATGGGTGTCCGAACGTGTTCAGGGCGGTTATGGATGGTATCTCTGCTGTAGCGAGGGATGACGATCCAGACAGCCCACTATCCACGGTTAGCAGGGGTAGAGAAATTTGGATGGAGGAAACCGACTGCGACCTCAATACGGGGGAGACTATTTCCCAGTATGCGCACCGTAGACTGAAGGAGGAGCAGTCAATCGCCATGAAGGTCTCGTACGACAGGCGGTTCATTCCGAGTGTACGGGTTGGTGACCTGATCGGGCTCAGGATCCCAGCGCACAAGATCACAGGTACCTTTATTGTCGAATCGCACACGGTGGAGATCGGGCATGGGGCTCGGACCTCTGAGGATGTGCGCAGGGTCAGCAACGAAAACGTGATGAATGTGGGCTCCATGTTCAATAGCTACAATAGCCCGGTTGAGACATCTGAAGCCTATGCGGTATTTGATTCCTCTGACGGAAGCTTCACATTCTTCCGGGACACTCCGGGAAAGTACACGGACGGTCAGGTCAGCGGGACAAAAACGTACTACACCGGGTTTGAAGATGTTACAGGAAATGCTACCCCAAGTTGGGTTTCCGGTAGCCTAAAGCAGAAAAATACGATTAAGACGGTTGCGTTTAAGGATAAAATTCAGCCGAAAACATGCAGTTTTTGGTTCTGTTTTGCAAGCTCTCTCACTTCCGTCACCGGGATGGACAAACTGGACACGGAAAGCGTGACGAATATGGCCGGCATGTTTGCTTTCTGCAGCAGCCTCACCAGTCTGGATGTGAGCAGTTTCAATACATCAGCCGTGACGAATATGGCCGGCATGTTCGCTAGCTGCAGCAGCCTCACCAGTCTGGACCTGAGTAGTTTTAATACGGAAAACGTGACGAATATGAGTGTCATGTTCGCTTACTGCAGCAGCCTCACCAGCCTGGATCTGAGCAGCTTCAATACATCAGCCGTGACGAATATGGACGAAATGTTCCAGAACTGCAGCAGCCTCACCAGTCTGGATTTGAGCAGCTTTGATACAGCAGCCGTGACGAATATGGGCAGCATGTTCCAGAACTGCAGCAGCCTCACCAGCCTGGATCTGAGCAGCTTCAATACGGCGAAAGTGACGTATATGCCATTCATGTTCTCTGGCTGCAGCAGCCTCACCAGCCTGAATTTGAGCAGTTTCAATACATCAGCCGTGACGAATATGGGCGAAATGTTCCAGAACTGCAGCAGCCTCACCAGCCTGGATCTGAGCAGCTTTAACGCCCAAAGTGTGACGGATATGAGCTACATGTTCCAGAACTGCAGCAGCCTCACCAG